TAAGTTGCTTACAGTCAAATAAAGTTCTTTTGTTTCTGTGCCAATTATTGATGTAAAGTCTAATGCAAAATTTGTAGCTGCCTCTGCATTATATCCGCGCATAATGTTTGTTGGCTTGACAACGCCTTGTGCAGTGTCGCCTGGTGGCGGATCAGGCAAACGTGTACCGCTTTGCTCTTCTGTTGTTACACTAGTTGCGTTGCGCCCAATTTGACGCAGCGTGAGTTCCATCTCTGATTGTGTGCTACGTAATTGCCAGTTCAAGGCTGTAAAAAAATTGCCTGTGTCTCTGTCTTTATATCGTGCAAATGGTTTGCCAGGCGTTGCGCTGCTGCCGCGTAAAACAATGCTGCCACGTTGTACGTTGCGTGACCGTGTGTGAGCTGCAAGCACTTCTGTAACTGCAAGTTTGTTTATTGGAGTTGCTGTGTTGCTAGCTTGATTAACCCAGTTATTTGTTGGCTCAAATACACCTGTTGCCGTCTCTACTCTAATTGCGCCTGCTTCTACACCTAAAGCTCCGACTTGTGTTGTGCCAATGTTTATTTCACCCCTACCTGTCGTTGACTTTGCTACGTAGTCAAAATCTTCTAAGTTTTGCAGTCTGTCATTGCTATATTTTTGCAACTCTAGGCTTATTATTTCAATGTCTAACGCAGCTTCTAATGTGCTTGACTGCGCACCTTCTACGTCATAGGCGCGTAACATTGGCATAAGTTCTAAGCCAGTTTTTGCTGTTTGTGGTGGCGCAAATGGAAAGTCGAACGTTACAACTCTGTTGCTATTTGTGTTCGTGTCGTAGTTGCTGTCGTCGCGAGGGTCTGGTTTCTTGTGCAATTGAAAACCTGTGCCGTCGCTGTAAGTAGGGCTGTGGGTTCGTATCTCTGCAAAATCTATGTTGTCAAAAGTCAACATCTGTACAACATTAGCACTAGCTGTTACGTCCGCGCTTAGTGTATTGTGGTAAAAATGTCCATCTCCTGTCGGATCGTACTTAATACGTAAGGCTAAGATTAACCTACCTAGTCGCTCATTGTTAGGTAAGCTTAGTGCTGTATTTATGACACGAAAACGTATTTTACATATGTACAAATCTTCTGGTGCTGTGTCAATACCTGCAAATGGAAAGTCACTTATAGTAAACTGCGAACCGTTTGGCTCGTATGTTTCAAACAGTAGTGTCGACCTGTCGCGCGTGTCACGTGTCAACCTAACCTCGTTTAGTTGTGGCGTGTAACTGTGTACCCACTCTGCGCCTTTTTGCCGTATGTTGTTTGTTGTGTCTACTTGATACTCATAAGTGCTTACAATTTGAGATGTTACGTATGTGTCAGCATATGTCAAAGCGTAACCGTTAACTTCTTCTGACGATAAAGACACTGGCACAAAAGTCCATGCATTACCATAGTAGTACATGCGCAGTTGCAACGTCAAACAAAAACTTTCCAGCAGCTCGTAACAGCTCGCGAAAACTGTTTCATCTGTATCGTCAAAACGTTGAAAGGCACTAGGATGCATGCGCATACGGCGCGTGTTTTCGTGATCAGTGCCGCCAGGATGACTGAGCAACGTCATAACCATGTCGTCTGTGCTGTACACATCGTCTGCAATCTCTATTCTGTTTGCAGTTGTATTCTGCTCGTCTAAATAGTTATATAGCAGCCACTTTTGCTGAATATTATTAAGTATGTTGTCGAGCACAATTTGGTGGCCTGTGTAAGCTGTGCCGTTATCGTTGTAGTCGACGTTGCGCAACAATGACAACCCGTCTGTTGCTACAATACGCAGCTTTTGCGTGCTGCTACTTTCTAATAAATCTACTTGCTCTACTAGTATTGTGCCTACGTATATGCGCTCTGTATCACGCAATATTTCTAACAAATAGTCGCCGTCTTGCGATGCTAGTAAGTTGTCGATAAGCTGTGTTAGTGCTACGTCACCTGACGACCAACAAGTCTCAACCTCACAACGCGAATGCACGATGCCAGGCACAAGCAAAGTGTCGTCTGTGTTTTCGTAAATAATGTTTACGCCTAACGCACCAACGCTAAACTCGCGCTCGCTGTCTGTGCCTGACGTAGTGCGTATAATGCGCACTTCGTAGTCCTCATTGTTTACGCTCTTAGCGTTGCCTTTTGCAAATAGAAAACTGCTCATGCGTATCTGTTGCGGCTGTTGCCTGTTCTTGCGTTAGACAAAAAGATGTCGTTGCCGCTTATGCGACCAAACACCTCGACCTGGTTGCCGCCCATCATATCGCGCAGCTTGCTTAAGGGTGCTACAACTTCAGGATCAATTGCTGCGTTTCTGTTGTCTCCAATTATTGCCATTGTAGGGCCAAACGCCACGCCGCCTTTTGCTAGTGCTGGTACGCCTGCATTCTCTGCGCGTTTAGCTACTGCACCTTGCAAGCCTTTGCCTAATGCTATCAGCGCAACACCCGCGACAACAGCTAATACAGGATTTAAAGACTTCAGAGCCTTTTTTATTCCGTCAATTGCAATACCATAACCAATTGCAAGTTGTCCTAGTTGTACGGCTAAGTTTGCAAACGTGTTTAGCAACATATTGCCAAAGTTTTGGGGTGCTCTTGTGCCAGCTACAAGTGAACCAATAATTTCACCAACACTTGCAGCAACAGAACGTGCTGCACTCTCAAAAGCACTTGCCACAGAATCCTTAAAATCAATTAAACGCTCGCGCATTCTTTCTAGACCCGCCAAAAAACTCTGTGGGTCAAAGTCTAGATCATCGACAAAATCTTCTATTTCTTCACCAATATCATCTATGTCTAGTGTTATGTCGTCAGTCTTAATAACAGGATTTACAACGACATCTGCTTGCGTTCCTGTGTTACTAAAAAAGTCAAATAGCGACAAGAACTTGTCTTTAGCGTCGTCTAAATCGTCTGTTGTAACTAGCTCAATTGGCTCTTTTTTAACTGCATCTGCGTAGGCTTTGGCAAAATCTGCGCCTATTTCCTCGCCTGTTTCAGCAACTTTGTTTGCAATGTCACTAAGTCCTGACGTTAAGGCGTTAAAGCCTGCACTAAAACCTTGCGTTAATGCTGTACTTATTGCGTCAAACAATACGCCAAAAGTTTCTACAACGCTCATTACAGCACGTCGCATAATTTTAAAGCTGCTAACAACAGTTGTCTTTAAAAACCCTACAGCTATACGTACTGACTCATTTTCATTAAATAGAGTAATAAAAAAGTTTATGACATCTGTCAGCGGTCCCTTAACGTCGTCGAAAAACATAAATATCGCAGTCGTAATAGCCGCAATTGCCATGATGGCCAAACCTATAGGACCAGTCATTGCTGTAAAAGCTGCGGCAAGTGCTGGGCCTGCTATAGCTGCAACGCTTGCAAGCTGTGGTAACAGCACAAGTATTGGGCCAATGGTTGCGGCTACAATGCCAAACGCTGTTATAATGCTTTTTGTTACACCGTCTAACTTGGAAAAACCATCTATAACACCACGCAAAAAACGTATTACTGGCTTCAGTGCTTTCATGACAACTCCGCCGATCTCCTCTTGCAAATCGCCAAATGCGTTTTTGAGTTGCGTAATGCCACCGTCTGCCTCTGCTGCTGCTTCTGCACTGCCGCCGTACTGCTTGTCTAATTCGTCAAGTATTAACGTTTGCGCTTCTGCTAGTCGTCCTGTTTCAGCCAATGACTTAATAACCTTTTTCTGCTCGTCGCTGAACTGTATGCCGCTTCGCGATAACGCACTCAAGTTTGCCACAGGATCATTAAGTGCTTTACCTAATTGTATGCTTGCACCCTTCAAATCGCCATCTAACCGCGTTGCTAAGTCTAGTGCTGCTTGCTGCGTACGGTCAAACTGTTGACCAGTAATATTTGTAAATGTCAGCAGCTGTGCAGTTGCATCTTTTAATATCTGCTCGTCGCCAAACAGTGTATTTTTTTGCAAGTCGCTAGCCATCTTTTGCAGCTCCTTACTTGTAAAACCTACCTGGCCTGCTGTAGATTTTAAGCCTGCATTGACTTGTGCAATTGCTTTCTCTTGTTCCCTAAAAGCTTGCACGCTTGTCGCTGCCATTGCCGCCATCGGCAACGTTACCGCCATGCTTAAATTTTTGCCTAGCTTTTCAATGTTGCCAAAGCTGCGCCGTGTGTTGCGCTGTATTTTGCCTAGCTTTTTATTAAGGTCACGCGTATCTGCGCCAACTCTTACTATAAGGTCTCCAAGTTTAGCCATTTGTTGCCAGTGCTTTTAATTGATTCCAGCCGTGCGACGGGTTGTTTTTTTGTTCTGTTTTTGCTTCCCAGGGGAATGATGCCAAGTCTTTAGGTTTAATGTTGTGACCTTTCTTAGTATGTACATTAAGCAACAACGCGGTCTGCCATCGCGTACACTCCCACAAGTCACGATGTTGTGTCTCTTGCAGTTTGTAGCGACCACGCACCGCGTTGCCAAATTGCCTAAAAGTAAAGTCGTATAGAGCGTCAGGTGTAAGGCCAAGTAGCCCTAAACCTAACTGCTCTATTTCGTCCCATTCAAGAGGGCTGTCGTCTTTGCCTTCTGTGTTTTTTTTTCACCTGGTGACATAGACTGTTCAATTACTTTCATTACAGCCTGCAAATCTGCAACATCAATTAGACCTAAAAAATCGTCCACAGACAACTTAAACTCCATGCCTTGCTTGCGGCATCCCTCCTGTACAAAGTAGTACAACAACTCTGGCATTTTGGTTACGTCCTCGCTGTCTAGTGTTGCTACTTTGTTGCCTGTTTCATTTTCAAAGTTGCGCCAGGCACGCATGCTTGCACGCACAGGAAAAGTTTGGTTGTCTAGTGTAATTGTCATTTATCAGCTGTGGTCTTGGAATGTGATTGCGCTAACGCACTCCATAGTGCAAGTGTACGAAGCGTTGTCCTCTGTGCCTGCGCTTAACTCCAGAGATGTAATAAAAGCTTCGAATACAATTTCCTTGTCGCCTGCTACTTCTGTGCCGTTGACAAAATCAAACGAACACACTTTAACGTCTTGCTTATTGCCTGCGAGAAAGTCTGTCATTAGTTCGTCGTAGCCGTTTGTTGCGTCGCCTGCGTAAAAGGCAGTAAAGTTTACAGTCAAAGTTTTTAAGCCTGGCAACAAAGCGCGAAAGCCTCCGTTGTTTTTGCTAGTTGTGTCGCGTGTTTCTGTTGACACGTTGACACTTAAATCTGTTACGTGATCGGCGACGACGACAGCTGTCTCGTCTGTCTCAAACATCACAGTGTACTGTGAGCCGTTAAAAATACCTGATGTGGCCATTGTGTTTAGTTGTTAGATGGTTTTTTTCTGTCTGCAATAATGAGATTAATAAGCACGTCTAAGTAACCAAATATTTGGTTGTCCTTTTCTGTTGGCGTGAGGTTAACAACTAGCTTAATAAATGCAAGCAAGCCTAGTGTTAGCTCTCCCCAGTTCTGCGTTATAAATGCTAATGTGTCCATTATCGTGTTATTCTAAAGGTGTAGTCTTGCACTGCAATATACGTTTTGCGGTCAGGACTTACTTCGGTTATTTCGTTTGTATAATTAATGCTTTGCACTGTAATTGTGCCAGCTGTTGCGTCATTGACTGTAACGCCTTGACGATCTAATGCAGCTCGCACTTTATCAGCTAAGTCATTAACTAAACTGTATGTTGTTTGTACACAAAACAGCTCACACTGTGCTTCGTCTACAGGCGTGCTTTTTTTTGTGTCGCTAGGTGTGTTACTTACTACTGAGTAAACAATGTAGGGCATAGCTGCACCTTCTGGTGCTAGCTCAGGATATATACGTCCTGACACTAAAGCATGCACTGCATGGTCAGCGCGTAAAATGTTATATATAGCTAGCCCGACTTTCATTTCATAAATCTTTCGTACTCCTTACGCAACAATCGCACAAGCAACTTACGGCTGCGTGATTGCGTTGCGCGTTTGCTTCTGTCAAATACGCCTGTGTTTACTGTCGTCTTTTTTATGCCAAAGCTGTCGCCTCCCTCTACAATGTGAGCAAACCAACCGTCCGCATTTTTACGTGTCTTACGCCGTCCAATTGTGTTTGTTCTTGGACCGCCAATAACCTTTGTGCGTGACTTGTCTGGTTGCCAAATGCCTATACTGCGCCGTAACTGTCCGCGCTCAACTAATATGTCTGAGCCGTTTTTGCGCTGCACTAAAATGTCGCGGGCAAAGTCTTTTACATTGCTTTGCGCTGACGCTGTGTAAACGCTTGCTACGCGCTCGTTAATGTTTACCAGGTTAGCAAAGTC